TCTAATACCAGCTTCTCTTCTTTGTTCTTTCATTCTAAAATATGGCTCTAAGTAAACCAACATCTTAGGAGAGAAAAACTTTTGTGATTCATCAATCTCGAATAAATCGTACTTGCTAACAGTAACTTGAATCTTTGCTTCTGATACTCCAAACTCTTCGGCTAACAAGTCTAAATCCTCCAGAGGATACATAAGGTCTTGTTGCTCTCTTAAAGTTTCTAATAGCATAAAGTAAATGCCATATCCCTCAACTCCTAATTCTTTTCTTAATCTCCGAATCTTTCGGTCGTGTCTTGCATTGCAGAAATGCGGGAAATAATAAGCTTCTTTTTCCATTGTTGTAAATAAAAAAAGCCAGCCCAAGTGAGAGATTGGAACTGGCTTTGTGGTTTTTTAACCCCTTAAATCACCGAAAGACTCTCACCCCTTTCGCTAATTTATTTCACAATATACTATTCTACTTTTAATTTGCAAAGCCTTTTGCGAAATATTCCAGCATAAAGTGGATGGTCTTTCTCAAATAGCCTTGCATAATCCGATGTATAAGTATTATTTACTTTAAATCCATCGTCTCCGCTTACCATAGTATTCCAGCGGATTACTTCAAATATCTGCTTTGCTCCTATGTGCTTATATCCACGATTGATAAGCTGGTAAGCAAGTCGTTTAAACTCGGTATAGATTTGCGGGTTTTCTTCGTGGTACTTTTTGAAGCTTCTCATCTTTGATTAATTTAAGTTTACGATAGTTATTTTGTAATTCTTTGGCGAGATGTTCTTGCCATTGGTTAAAGGTTAGTTCTTTCATAATTCAAATAAATAAACGATTAAGTAAATGATCCAGCAAGCGATGATTCCGCATACTCCTACAAAAGCCATAAACTCCGTATGCCTTTCGTGATTCGAATTTTTACCTTGTCCCATCGTGAAGCTTATCTAACATTGCCAGCTTGATTTCTTCCATTACATCCTCGTTCTTAATCTTTCCATATACCACTTGCTGAACAAGAGGCATTGAGAATTCTCTTGCGCTGAATGGCTTAACTCCTTTTCTGTTTAATCTTTCAGCTACTTCTTTATACATATCCATTTTTCTGATTTTCATAATACAAATTCATTTTTAGCTCTAAAATTTTCTATTAAATCCCCATCGCAACTTTCTAAAACTAAGTCATACTCATTGCTTAACTCTAAAATGCCTAAGCATATGTTTCCAGCTTTCATGTCAGCAACATACTGATTAGCTTCTTCTTGGCTTTTAAATTGCTTTATCTGATAAAACTTATTGGCATAACCTTTAAACTCGCCAGCGAAGTGATCCTCCCATCTAAATTCGTAGGCATTGTTAAGATTGAATATCATATCAAAAAGGCAAGTCAGTTGAGTTATTCGTATTATTAAAACTTGCTGATTCTGCAACTTTTGATGCTTGCTTTCCAGTTGCTTCCCAAGTATCTACTTCAATGTAATACTTGCCACTTTGTCCTTGATTGATGTTTAGGTTTACCCATCCTTTCTTGGAGTTAGCTTGTAAGAAGGCAATTGCCTCCTCTACTTTGAACGACAGCTTACCAATTGCCCATTGTGGAGCATTATCATTACGCTTGAAGATTTTAAAATTTGTGATTTACGAGTTGAAAATTTATCTAATTGATTTTGTTTTAAATTGTATTTAGTTGATAATTTTTGATAAAAAAGATTAAGCTCATCAATAGTTTTGCACTTATTTAATTCATCTTCCCAAATAGTGTCCAATAAAACAGGCTTAACCACCTCTTCTTTAACTTGAGTACCAGCTGCATCTAAGTCCTTGTCGGTAATAATTCCAAGCATTGAACTCAAAGCATATCTTCTAAAGTAAGTTACTCCCGATCCATACGCTTGATAATCATTCATATTACCAAGCTTAACCTTGGGAATCTGTGTAAAGCTTTCAAGTTGCTCCCCACTTTCAACATGGAATAGGATTGTTTTGATGCCATCGTTCTCCAGTAATTGAGTGAAGCAAAGTTTATGCTTCTTTAGCAATGGATTGATAACGCTAAAAATTTGAGGCAAGTCAGCATAAGTATAGTTATGCCCTTTTGTATCCTTGTGAATGATTGGACATTCATTTTGGAAATCTGATAGTGATTTGATTAGGTTTTTCATGATTGATTAAGTTAAGTAAATTTGAAATTGAACATCGTTAAATTCGAAGTCGAATGATAAGCTTGCATCTTCTTGTACTACTGGATTTGTAAACTTTGCTCCAAGTAACATAGGAGCTTTGTTTGAATAACCTTGTAGCCATACTATTTGACTATCTATTCTAACTGAATAGAAGTAATTTAAATCAACTTCATGCTCTGTGATGAAGTCGTTAAGTGCTTGAAATTTAGTCTTCATAATTGATAAATTTAATAAATTGAGAATTTTCTTTTTTGCATTCATGTGAGATTATGTCCTTAATAGTCCATAGCTCGTGATTGAAAGTGAATATCATTGTATAATATCCAGCTTCATCCTTGAATTGTGCTTTGATAGTTTTCATAAGTTTTCAATGATTGATACGATTGTTAAAATTAAGATTACTTTACCAGCCAAGATTAAAGCTGGCTTGATGTCGGAAGTATTGAAGTCTTCGCCAATCATTAGGGACATAAATTGTTTCATTTTGATAAGGTTTATTCGATTGCTTCGTTGCTTTCGATATGTCAAAGGTAACTCTTTTTTGGAAATAAAAAACTTTTTTAATTATTTTTTTTCAATAACAAAAAAGGACATCAGCAAAACCGACATCCTTTCCTTTCAACTAAACCTATCTACTATGAAAACTAATTACAAATATATCAGAATATATGAGAAAGCCTCGCAACTTGCCCAAACTCTTTATGATGGATAAATCCTTCAACTGCTTTTGTAGCGTGCTGATAGCCGTTTCTATGATGCCAAGAATCAGTTCCGCTTGGCGATCTAAGACTTTCAACTGTAACTCCAATATAATCCTTGCTTACTTTGTGATGTAAGTGATGCGAATATACATATTTATGCTCTGTATTTGCCCACATATCTTTTGCTTCTACTGCCATTAACATTGGCAAGTCTTGAGGCTTCGCTCCATCTCCGTGAGTAGTTCCTATTAGATTTCTTCCGTACTGGTAATACTTGCGATGTGCTATGCTACAATCGAATCGAATATTAGGGCATAACCTAAACCAGCTTTGGATTACATCTGCTAAAAAGAATCCGCTTTGATAATCGTGATTGCTTGGATTAAATACAAAGTGAATATCAGCTACTTGAAGAAGCAATTCAATTACTTCAACATATAGCTTCTTGGCACATAGGAAATTCTCGTAAAACATTCCATCAGTGTCTTGTGGAGTACCGCTTGTGGTAGTTCGCTTGGCTGAATCAGTGTGTAGTATGTCATTGCCAGCAATAAATAAAATTTGATCTATATTAAATCCTTGAGCTTTCTGTACAATACCCTTAATGCCCAATATGACTCGTTGCATTGCGATTTCAACATTGTAAGAATCTCCAGTTTCATAAGCCGTAGCAAGCTTCCCAATGTGTATATCAGCGGGATCGACAACAAGTAAATGACCATCACTAATATTATCACGATTAATAGTAGGATATAGCGGAGAATATGTTTGCATATCCGCAATAATATCATCTCTAATTTCTTCATAGGTTTTTTGTTTATCTCCTTTAACATGAACCGAAAATTGCTTTCCTTTGTACCAATAATTTGATACATTCTCAATAGGTAATCCAATTGATTCACATTCAGTAGAAAGAGCGGGATGGTTATAAATTCGTTTATATCTCTGAACTCTGCGAAGTAAAGCAACTCTTAAATGATCCTTAATCATATAAGGATATTTGTCTATCAAATATCTTACAATAGCACCTTGACTTGGAAAAGTACCAGATTTATAATGTTCGAAAGCTTCAAGACTTACTTCTTGTGTTGATTTATTTTGCGATTGATTGCTCATATTCGTGCATTAATTGGTCAACTAAAAACTCTATATTATTTGCAAGCTTCATCTTTAAAACAAAAGTTGCATCATCTGAATCGCTAACTTGTTGCATTACATCAAGCATTATATCCAAAACTTGTGCAGTAGTCAGCTTTTCTTTCATCGGATTAAAAAGTAAGAAGTTACTATTGTTGTGAGTATAAAGAAGTTCCTTTGCCATCCGTTTCTTTTGCGTTTAGATTCGCTTATGATAAACGATTTTTCAGTTTCGTATATCTTTGTTTGTCTTGAGTTATTTTCGTTTGTTAGAATTGAAATATAAGCGGAATTTAAGGAATCTTTTTTAATTAACAACTTCCTTTCCTTTAAATCATGAATCATTGTATCCATTAAAGTAACTGGAATACAAATCTGCTTACCTGAATGTCCGATAATTTTGTATGAAATTTGTCCTTTCGCTATCGCTGATAATAAAAGGAATGCGATTAATAGCACTATCGGTTTGAATGATTTCATTTTGAATTGTTATTTGTTGTGAGATTGGCAAAGAAGTAGGCTTTTCTTTGCAAGATTTGTAAATATAAGCCACAAAAAACAAAAGCAGTAACATTGTTACCGCCTTTATTAAATTAGAATATTGGTCAAGATTCATATAAGTCAGCTTCTTCAGTTCTGCGCTTGGTTAATCCAGCTAATATTTTGCCTCCTCCTTTATTCCATTTTAAGAATTCTTGTCGAATTGTCGGATCGTTGGGATTAGCATTTACTTTCTTTAAAAGTGTTGAGCTTTTAAGATTGCCAAGTCCGCAATTGTATGCGAAAGAAACAAGAGCGTCAAATTGACCTTGTGTAATATCATCTCGTGTATAACTATCAACTGCAATCTCATAATGCTTAAGCATCATAATAAGCATAACTGAAGCTTGGTGTTTTGTGATTGGCTTGTCAGTTAATTTTACTTTAATTCCAGAAGCATAATAAGTCGCACCATATCCAATAGTTGGAATACCAGCTGGGCATTTGTAAGGCTTAAGACTTAAACCTTCATATTTCTTGATTAGGTTTATTCCTTTTGCGCTTGATTGGTTGACTTTCATCAATTCCTAATTTAAGTTTTAAATCGGCATTTTCTATTCTTAAAGAGTGAACCTCTTGCGTTAAAGCATCTACTTTATCACTTAGTTCATCAACTCTTTTGCTCATTTTTTCTGCAGTATCTTGCCACATCTTTACGGCTTTATCAACATTATCAATCGCATTTCCTTGTACCTCTACATTTTCTTTCTTGCGACCAACTAACCATGAAATAAAAGCTCCAATTGCACCAGTAATAGATGGTACTACAATGTCATCTAAATTCATTATGCCCAAGGTAATGGTAGTACAACAATAGGAGGATTTCTTTGCGTATCAATATTGGCAACTAATCCGTTATCAATGCTTAATACATCAAGTCCAGCTTCAAGCCAAGATTCTACTTGTGCTTGAGTTAAATCAGGATATGCAGTAAAGTCTGTTTCCGATGGTGTTTCACAAGCCATTGTTCCATAAGATTCAGCAATGTATCCATCTTCTTGAGCATTTCTTCGCCAATGAACTACAGAAACTACATCCATTAAATCTCCATCTTGAGGCTTTGTGTCAAGCTGGACAATCTCCCATTTGAAATAAACTGCCATTATAATTCGATTTCTTCTTTTACAATATTGAATTTAACTCCTTTAACCCAACCTTCAAGAAAAGCATAATTCTCTAATCCTTCTGGAAATGATACTTGAATTGGAGTAAAGTTTAAATCAGTTAAAAGCAATTCTTTAATCGCTTGATTTAATTTCTTAACTCCCTCTTTATTAAACGAATATTCTCCTTTTTCGTTTGTAATTAAATTGCCATCTTTATCCACCGATGCACAATCTAATCGCATTTCTTCTTTCTTATCATTGAATTCATCCAAATAAGGCTGGATCAATTCGCCAATCTTGCGAAGTTTTTTTTGTCCTTTAGTCTTATCTTCTTGAGTAAAGGCATTTAAAATTTGCACTAATGTTAATAAATCAGAATACTTTTTCAT